CGGAATCCCTTCAACATCTTCGCGCTTCTCTCGTCGCCTTCGTGGGTGCCGAAAATGTATTCGACCTTGTTTGGATACTTTGCGCGCGACATCCAGAGCTCGCGCATTTGGAGTGCCTGCAATGGCCTTGCTAGGGTTGCGTGAACGATTGAAAATGTGGGTCCGTCTTCGCTGTTGTATAGCTCCTCGAAAGCGGTGATGTCGCCTCCGCTGAGTCGTAAGCATTGCGCGTAAAGCTCCGCACCTTTCCATCCATACCAAAGATGATTGAGGCTCCAATAAGTGCGAGTCGGCTTGGGTATTCCCATCATCATCCGGCAAAGCGTCATCGCCTTGTCGTGGTTGCCGTCAATGATTGCATAATTGACAAGCAGCGCCAGCGCCTCCCTGCGGTCAGGCATCAGCTCGAACGCTTCGCTGGCTCGCTTCTTGGCTAGTGCGCCAGGCTCGAGCTGCGCGAGGTTCAGCAGCGTCTCGTATTTCTCTAACGTCTCAAGGCCGGGAGCGTGAAGCGCAGCCAGTCCGTATTTCTTTGCGAGCAAAGTGTCGCTTCCCTCGAAATACTCCTGATGGAGATAGAAGTAGTTCCGCGCATTGTCCTCAATTCTCGTTTGAAGGATTGCCACGTTCCGCTCCCGGCTTCCGCTTTTTGTCGAGTCGGGAGAATGAACAAATTTAGCTGAATCGAGCATCTTGTAGGATACCTCTCCATCAAATCGGAGTTGCTCATGGATCGGATAGCGCCAATGGGATCGCCCGTTGTTGAGGATCAGCCTTTCCCGATGAACTACTTGCTGTGCGTGGATGTCGCCGCGCACTTTGTAAGGACATACGAAAACGTCGTATTTCCCCTCAGTTGCCGCGTTGCTCATGGCTTCCGCTGCGCCTTCGTCGAGGGTATCGTCGCAGTCCGCCCACAGTAGATACTTAGGGCCGCCGTCTTGTGCCATCTCCCAAGCTACTTGGCGAGCTGCCCCAAAGTTGTCAACGTGGGGAAAGTCGGCTTTGTTTTTGTAATGATGAACGCCGTAGGGCATTTTCAATTCCTGACAGACTCGGTGAATAATTGTCTCTGTCCCGTCTGAATCGCGGTTTCCGACAGCCATGACGAAGCTCATGGTGTCTGCCACATCGTAAAAGCAGCGAATGAATCGCTCAATTACCTTTTCCTCGTTGCCGACGATGACGGCCAGCGCGATGAGCGGCTGGGTGAATGGTGGATTATTTTGGTTTTTCATAAGTCATAAAAAGAGCCGCCGCCGTCTTTTAGTTCGGCGGCGGCTCATTAGTGGGTTGCTTCCGATTAGGCGAAGCTGGTGGTGATTAGGATGCCCGCGGTTTCGTCGATTACTTTCTCGGCGGTGTGCTGGCGAACGCGAAGGATGTTCGAGCGGCGGCTGTCATCCCGATAAGTCTCAGGAGTGAAGAGGCCGGTCGTGTCGCGGTCCCATTGGATCGTGCGACCGCATCCGCCCGCCTGATATTCGCCGCCCTGCACCTGGCCGACCCAGATGGAGGTGTCAGACCAGATAAACGAGCCAGAGAAGGTCTGCCCCTTCTGGTTGCCGTTCTTCGGTGCTTTTCCGATGTAGAGGGTATCAATGCCGAGCGCCTGCGCGACATCATTCTCGGCCGGCAGCGCGCGCTGGTTGGCTACGCGAGGCACAACGCCGTAGATTTGATTCTGCATCAACTGAGCGCGGCGGAGGCGGTTGAAGACAGGCTGCGACATGATCACCGCGTTTGCGATGATGCCCTGCTTGAGCAGCGCGGTTTTCGCGGCATCCACGTCGGCGGCTGGGTCGGTCGTGGCCACGTTGGCGACGGTGTAGGCGGCGGTCGCAGACAGTGCGGTGGCGCTCCAAGAAGTCGTTGCGTTGATGAGTGCTGCAACTCGCGCCTCGTAGCTGATGCGAAGCGAACGCTCCAAGAGCATGGCCTCAGCGGCTTCAAGGTTCATGAACCGCTCAACCTCTGACTCGTAGCTGTCATCGATAACAGCTTCCAGACCGTATTCCTGCGTGTCGTAGGTGTCGGTATCGTATTTGCGGTTCACGCGGTTGTAGGCCGATCCCTGCTCGCGCGGGACGGCATCGGCGTTCATCAGCTCGGCGTTGGCCAGCTTGGCTTTCATATAAACGCCGCGACGGACGCTTTCGGCTTTTACCGGGAACACGCTGTCGCCGATGAAGAGCTTGTTGAAGTCGCTGTTCGCCTGCATGACGAGCGCGAAAATGTCGCTGCGGGGAGTTGCTTGTGCGTTAGTGTAAGGCATGTGGTGTTATTCCTCGGTGGGTAGTGGGTTGAGTGGGTGAGTGGGTATCAGGGAAGCTTGAACGCAAATTCCAAGGTGATGCCGTTGCTGGCAACGCCAGCCTGCAACGCCTGGAGCTTGGCAGGCCCGAAGGTGCCGTTGACAGCGGCGGCGAATCCGCCGGTGACAATGGCGTAAGCGGTGCCAGCCGTCACGGCGCTGCCGGTGGCCTGGATCAGGAAGGTGCCGGGAGCAGTCCAGAGCTTCACGGTGCCGTAGCCGGCGTCCGCGATGTCCTGCTGGGTGATTCCCGTGCCGTTTCAATTCGGACTCGAAAGATTTCTGCGCGGCGTCAACTGGCGTTTCGGACTTGGTCGCGGCGGGTGCGCCGGCGGCGGGGAGCTTGATGCCGAGACCAGCGGAAAGCCGCTTGATCGTCGCTTCGATCACGCGCGACATCTTCTTTTCCTCTTCTTCGTCGGCGGCCATCTTATTGCCTTTGCCCATGACAGCCTTGCCTTTGCCGACTGGCTCGACATTCGGATCAATGCCTTCCGTGGGTTCTTCGCCTTCAGTCCCGGCATCGTTCACTTCGTCGTGCTCGGCCATTTCTTTCGGGTTAGCATCTTCAAATGCTTTTTTGAAAGCCGCGTATTCGCTGGCAAGCGCGGTGATCTGTTCCGCGATCTGTTTCATGGTCGGCTCAGGAGCCGCTTCGTCCTGGGTTTCTGCGAGTTCTTTTTCGGCGGAGTCAGTTGCGAGTTTTTTGGGTGGCATAAATTCGGGATTGATTGGCGTTATATCAGACTTAAGAGTTGTTGCAACTGTTTTTTCGCATTTTTGAGAAAAGAACAACGAATGATTAGCAGCAGGGTCAGACACAAGTGCGGCAGTCATTACTTCCGAGCAGCGCGCCAGTATGGTTCTGCCGTCAATTTCATCCTGGCCGATGAACTCCAAAGAGATACCCATGTGCCTGGGGTTTGTGCGCGCGATCTCAAAGATGCGCGGTGCTTCATCCTCTGTCTCGTAGATGTGCAGATTCCCGGTGACGCGCGATGTCTCGCGGAAGAAATTGTCCACATAATGACGCGCGATGTCTCGCGGAAGAAATTGTCCACATAACCAGCCGTTGCGAAAACGCCGCTGCCGTGGTCGATCTTCACCTTGATTGTTTCCGACGCTAGGCAGAACTCGAAAATCTGATCGAGGCAAGTCTGATCCACTACGACCTGCCGGCCCTCATCATCCTTGTGTCCCTTGGCGTCTCCCTCGCTGATTAGTGAGACGCGACGGATGACTCGGTTTGCCTCATCAACTCGGGATTCGCCGGGTATGGCAGCGAAGTAATGGCGCGGTGTGGAGAAGTTGCTTTTCGGGTTTTGTATTTTCTCGGCCTGTCGCTTGAACCATTCCCGAGCAGGTGATGGATCGAGCGGGTTGATGCCCCAGAGGTAGTGGGCCACTGCGCCGGCGCCCGGCCACTCCTTGTCATCGGGGTTGCTGTTTTTTCCTGCGTCGAGATCCACTGCGTGACGCTCCGCCCATGCATTCGCCTTCACAATTTTCTCGTCGCTGATCTCGCCCGCTGCCATGCGTCGGGCTGCATCCTTGGTGCCTTCGGTGAGTCCGTCCCCTGCTTGGTCTAGTAGCTCAAGGCCGCGCTTGGCTGCGTTGATGATGTAGTCGGGAGGCTTCATTATTTCGTGGCCTTGGGGTGTTTCTCTGGAAGCAAGTCGAAGTCGGTGGTGTATTTTGCGTTCTCAGGCCGTCCGTTTTTCAGCAAGTAAAGGAAGGCATTGACGCGAGCAAATGCCCATTGCTCTGCCGACTTTACAACGGGAGAATGAGAGGTGGCAAATGCCCCGAGGCCGCGCTGAAATACAGACTTGAGCGCGCCTAATGCAGCTCTGCCGTTCTTCGTGTTGCTTTCATTGTCGTTAAATTCGTCTGCCTTGTTCTGCAAGGTTTTCTCCTGATCGGCGGTTACCTTTGCGCCGCTCTTTCCTGACGCATCGCCCTTTGCCGTGCCTTTGCCCTGTGGGTCTTTGTTGGGAGTATCAGACTTCGGAGCCTTTGGTGATGCCTTGATTCCGCCACGCTCTCCGACGGCGGCAAACTCAGACGCTTCCTTCTTTGTTCCTTTGTCTTTCAAACGCGCCTTCACTTCTGACACAAGTTGCGCGCGGGTCTTTCCCTCGTCGTAGATTTTGTAAGCGGCGGCGACGGCTTGATCTGTCGGCAGTTTTTCTTTCAGTAAATCCACAAGATCGCGGATGATCGCAGCGCGCTCGGCTTCGGCTGGCGTTTTCTTGAATGCCTTGGCAGCGAGCGCAACAGGTTCTTCGGCCACGGTTGTTTCGCTCTGACTGATATTTGTTGGCTTGGCTGGGCCGCTTCCGAATACTTCCTCGACGGTGAATCCTTCTTTTGCCGCTGCGTCACGCTTGATGATCGCCCAGCGAACCATGTCCTTGGCGACGTTCTCCGGGTCTTGCGCGTCGTCCGTCCAATACTGCATGGGATTGAGCAGCCCATTTTGGTAGAGGTTCATCGCGGCATTTGCTTCCTTGCCGATGTCCGGCTGAGGATGCGGACGATAGCTCCACCGACCGCTGCCGATTTTGTCGGCTACGCTGGCCGGGAAAAGTCCTTTGCCGATGGCGTCAATAAGCGCGGCGTTCTTGATGCGGTGGGCGTGTGGCGCGAGAACCTTTTGCCCACGCTCAAACTCCGCTTTTGCCTGTTCGCTTTCGAGCCGGGACGAAACACCGCCGAGTGCGGTAGCGTCGAGCGCGAAAGAGAACGGCAAATTGTAGCTCATCGCAACGAGCTTCAGCAGCAGATTCATCAAATACTGATCGCTTGTGCCGGGTGATTCGTTGGCCGGAAATTTGATGTCCTGCCCAGCGGTCAGGTGGTTGATCTGGCCGTATAGAATGTCCTGCTGCATCCCGCTTTGCTGGTTGTCGAAAAGCTGGCTGGAGTAGCCGTCCATCGCGCCGCTGCCCGATGTCGCGCCGATGCTGTTCGTAAACACGGTGAGAGCGGCGGCGAGCTTCGACTTGCCCTTGGTCAGGTCGATCATCTCGTATAGATCACGAAGCTGAGAGCAGGCCGCGTCGAGCTTAGAAACTCCGCGATACATATCGACCAGCATGGGATCGAGGTAGTGAACGAACTGCGAGGCAGGAACGTCCACCGGGTCCATGTATTGGCCGGCGGACATCCCGCGACGGAAAACGCGATACCCTACTTTCGCGCCGTCCTGTCCGACGATTACGCCGCTGACATAGTCCTCGCTCACAACGTTCTGGTAGACTCCGCCGATGCGGTCAGACTCTACCGGCTGAATTGCGAATGGTAGCTGCGCCGCGTCGTCAATGCTCATCCCTTCCTCATATCCTGGCCGCATGTAGGCCCAGCCGTAATCGCCTCCGCGATTCATCCCGATCACGCCGAACTCCATCAGGCGAAAGAAATCAGCCCGACCGGCAACGTCGGCGTTGGGAAACCATAGATGGTTGAGGTAGTGTTCAACGTCCGTGTCGAGCTGAGGGTCGCCGGTTTGCGCGTGGTATCCTTGCGGAGCCACATACATTGCGTATTTCCGGTTCAGAGTTTTTGCGGGTGCAAAGTTGTTTTCGAGGTCGGTAGCCTCGCGGAGAAGCTGGAGGCGGTCGCGCTGGACGGAAAAAGAGTTGGGTGCGATCTGCGCCGGCGCCTGCGCCCGCTTGGTGGTAGCCCGTGCGCCGTCGTAGGAAAATTGATGAAGCACCTGCCGCGCAGCCAGACGCTTCATCCCGGCGACGGGTGAGATCGCCGAGATGGCGCGGTCGAGGATCGAGGGTTTGAAGGCGGGCGCTTCCATCAGAAATTCACCCCGCGCCCGAGGCTAGGATTGAAGTTTGAGCGGACGTTCGCCGAGCGCGTGCCGTTGAGCAGCCCGAGGGCGTAGTTAGCCTCGGAGAGCAAGTCCTGCGCGGACTCCAAGCTCGGGAAGCTGAACGTCCTACCAGCGATGGAATATGATGTGCCGCGCACGGTGCCCGCGACGATACACGCCAGCGCGGAGGTGCGTAGCGTGGTCAGTTCGGTGCCGGTCAGGCCGACGAGCGTTCCCTTCATTCCCGCTCTTGTAATGCGGGATTCTCAATTTTGCAACGCTATTTCTCAAAAATGAGAATATGGGAGCAAAGCTAAGGGCGGCACCGTTTCCAGTGCCGCCCTTGTAGGGTTGCTGCGGCGATTTAGATTAACGCGCTACCGTGACACCGTTCTGGATAGCAGTGGCAGATCAAAACCTTTCCGCGTAAACCGTTGAGTGCCGCGCGAATGGACGGCTTGTGCGGAAGGTAATGCTTCGCGTATGCGTCACATACCGCGTTCCTGTCGCCGTCTGCTTCAAGAATGAACGGATTGCCAAATAACGAACCGCGATCAACGCGCACCGCCAGCCCTTTGCTTTCGGCCCATTGAATCAGATTTTTGTCTCGTTGCGCGTTTGCGACAACGGCGTTGCCTGCCTTAACTTCTGCCTTTCGCTCTTTTTCGTCGTCAAGCCACGGATCTGTGGGGATTGCGCGGACCGCCTTAGCAGCATCCTGCATTGTCATTTTGCCTGCCTTGACCTTTTCAAAGACTTCAGGCGCTGCAGTCTTCATCTTCACTGCTTGGTTGACGTAGGTGCGGTTCGTGTTGAAAAGCTCGGCGGCTTTGGTCGCGGTCTTTCCATCATCCTTTGAACCCTGGGCAAACATTTGCCTAGGGTGTTCGGGGTGGGTTTTATGAATTAAAATCCCATGCTTATCAAAAGCCTTTCCTGCCATGATTCGCTTTTCCGCCTCCGCCTTAATCGCCGCCATGATGTCCTCGGCCTCTGCCGCAATACACGCCCATTGCCCGCTGTTGAGGTTACGGCGTTTGTTCGTCCGCATAACGAACGCGATGGCTTCGGTGTCGCTGCCCTCGAACTGACGCGTCGGAGGCGTGATCTTAAGCTCCGAGCAGGCCGTCCACCTGTTCCAGCCATCAAGGATCTCTCCTTGGTAAACGATCACGGGTTGCTTCTGGTCGTATCCGTTGTCACGGATGTCGTCACGGAGTCGGTTGAAGTCCTCGGCCTTGGCCGCTGGAAAGATGTTGAATTTATGTTTGTTCATTTGTTGTGTTTGGTTTTGTGACATTGATGGCAAATAGGTTTTAGAACGCTGGAATCATACTCCCACGGGTTCCTTCTGAAATCATATCCCTCATGGTGAACAGCTCTGGATGGCCGTCCACAATAGGAACATTTATGTTCTCCTGCTTCTCGTATGGCCATGCTGCGCTTTTTCCAATAATCGGATTGCATGAGTGCGGGATAGAACCGCTTATCTGCTTTTTTAGTCTGTGCATGTGAACGCAAAGCCAAACATTTCGATGGTGCTTCATGTTTCCAAGCAACATCCATTTTTCATAATCCGGATTCATGATTTGCAGATTGTTCATAACGTCCCACGGATCGGTAGGATTCCTTCTTATACCTTCATATATTTCGCGTCCGAAAAGATGAGACTTGTGAACCTTTCCCTGCCTGCTTGTCCATGTCACATACGGTTTAAGCCATTGCCGGTCTTGTGTTACCACCCACCCAAACTCCTCATCTTCTGCGCTGACAAATGATGGTATGCGCTGAGATAGTGTTGCTTCCAGTTCGCCCCACTCAACAGAAATCAAGGCAATGCTTTTATTTTGCTTATTCATAAAATCAATCGGGTCATTCATTCCCGACTTAAGTTCACACGATTTGAGGATGTGTCGTTTTTGATTTCGATCATTTATTGATCCATTCAGCTTCCAGCTTTCTATTTTCCATGATTCGTCTCTGTTATCGCTTCCCTTGTTTACCTCGACTTCAACCATCGACCAAACCGGGAAAGATCGTTCGGCCTCAATCGGATAGATTCGAATAAATCCCATTTCCTCAGTCAGCAAAATCGCACACATCGTTTTGTCTCCTGATGTCGTTTTGTTTGGCGATCCGACGCCCATTACTATTCCCGTGATTGTCATGGCTGGTTGTATTTCATAGGTTGTTTCTAAAAAGCCTCCGCCCATGTTACGAGCATGGGACGGATCGGCCAAAGCCGCCGGGATTGTTTTGCGCTCGTAACGCAAGAAGAGATGTGCGATTTATCCGCTATTCCTTGGCGGTTGTCAAGTCCGTTTCCGGTGCTTGCGCCTCCGTCGTGAAGAGCACCGAGCGCAGCCGAGCGTCGAGCATTGCCGCAACCAGATTCATTTGATCGCAGTCCAAAAGGTGATTCGCTCGACCTTTCATCACTGTCCACGTCCATTTTTTCGAGCCGTCCCGGTTCACTTCCTGCCGTTTGAACTCCACGGCAGTCTGTTTTTGGTATTCGCTCGAAACGTCCTGCGGCGCCGTGAAGCGATACGTCGCCATGCCTGACCGCAGCCGGTGATACATTGATTTGACCGGCTGCTGTGCCCAGAAAAAATAGCGCGCTTGCCGGCGCGTTTTATCGGTGCCGATGCCAACGTGGCCGACGTTGACCGGCGAGAATGGATACTTGCGCGTTATACGTTGGCCGTTGGCCATTTCGTGGTGGGGAAAGTCGCGGCGGTTCGTATTATCGCCCCAAAGCCCAGTCCATCCGTAGCGCACAATCACCTCCTGCACGGCCATCGTGTCGAACGCAATGTCCACCAGCGTCCGTCCCGGTTCGACTTCTAGCGCGATCCGTTTTTCTTCTAGTTCCTCCCATGTTGTGATCCGCCCCTCGTCTATGATCCGCGCCTCCTTTTCGCCGTATGCCCTGCACACATACCAGCGATGCGCGCCTTCACCTTTGCTCGCTCG